GCGAGGTCCGATACAACTTCGGTAATTGCCGCCTGTACGTTGGTAGCCGAAAGTGTGCCCGTTGGCGCAAACCCGACGTTGGCAGCGCCAGTAGAACCTGCTAGAGTAGTCTGAGCGGTATACAGCTCGGTGAAGTTACTATTGGTCTTGGTAAACGCGGTACGAGCGGGGTCACCCGTACCATCGTTCGGGGCAGCGCCAATATTGATAGTTTGCTGCGTCATGTGGAACTCGCGAGGTAATTAGTGCTATCCGCTGTAACCAGAGTAGTGTCCGCAGACCAATAATATACAAGATTAAAAGTCACGCTGTTTACAACACAAGTTGTCCCCAGCGCGTTGGGGGTGAGGTAGGCGTCGTACTGCGAAGCCCCTCCCACCGGATTCCATCCCCACTCAATAACCCGGCTACCACCATCACCACCACTCGCATTTGTAGGAGTGTAGTAGCTCGTATCCGGACGAGGTTCACGTACAGCCTGCGGGTCATTGACAGGGTACATACCCAGCGATAACTGCGGCTGGTCAGGTTCCCAGCACTCCGGGCAAACTTTGATGTTAACGTTCTTGGTCTTGATGACCAAGGTCTTCAACTGCTTCAGCTTGTACTTAAACCCGCAACGATCGCACATGGCGATTGCGAATTTACCAGAGGAAAAACGACTAGCCATGACTAGAACATCTGCCTCGGCACAAACCGCACAGGTGACTTGTCCCGGTCTTCCTCCGACGCCAACTGCCACATTTCATCATAAGAAGCTTTTAGCATAGGAGCGCGGACGTCTGCTCCGGGGAGCTTCATCGAGAGCATGTAGGCCAGTCCCGCCACCATACAGGGGAGAAACCGAAACGGGATGTCCTGCCCGTTAATGCCATTGCCAGCCTCCTGCATTCGACGTAAACGCCAGTACACAAAAGTATAGGTAGTCGAATTGTCGGGCTTGGGCCAGACAATAAACTGCGGGTATTGCACGACATTGGTTGCGCTAGTAGCCCCAGACCTACGGTTAATCCAAACCTGAATTGGTCGCCCCGTAGCGTTCTTGTTGGGGATGGCGGCGTAGACACTACCCGAGATACGGGTAATAGTAATGTCCGTCTGGTTGGTACCAGTTCCTGTCCTGATAACGTGATCGAGAAGGTCTACCGTATCTACGGGGATGTCGTAGGTATCGTCGTTGTAGGTCAGGATTTGCTCGCCCTGCTCAACCGTCCAAAGATTGATACCCCGATTCGCCCAATCGAGTAACAGCAGATTAAGAGAACGGCGAGCAGTGCGAAAATCGTAGCCGCTACGAAGCTCCACGCCGCACCGTTCAAACGCCTCTTCAACGATAGCATTGAGGTCAAGGTTGAAGTCCGTCGAAGAGGTTGTTTTAGCGACCATTTACTTCCCCATGTTCCTGAAGGAGCGGGTCTTCTGGCTGATGCCTTTGGGCTGGGCAACGAACTGCTTGCCCGCAGCCTTGCCCTTACGCTTGGCACGGGTGGTAGCCGCATACTCCGCAGGACTCAGCGCGTTGATGGCTGCTTCCGGCAGGTAGCGTTCGCCCGTCTTGCTCGACGGTTTACCAGACTTGGTGCGCCATTTCTGGTCGCCCCACGCCTTGAGGGACTGCTGCGGAGCTTTCAATCCTTGTACCCTCCACCCTTGGCCTTGTACTGCTTGGCGAGCAATTGTGCCTTACGGGCACTCCACTGACCAGCACCCGTACCCTGCGTAGCACTGTTCTTAATCTTGTTAAACAGTGACTTACGCATACTTGGCTTGGTATAGTTACCAGCCTCGTTTACTTTCGACTTAGTTTCGCCACCCGCCGAATACAAGTCAACCTCCGCTCCATCCTTGCGCCGGATTTTCTTTGGCTGCTTAGACGGGGCGATGATCCCCATACCGCGTGACGCTCTCATCGCATTTTACACTTGGTCTTGCCCTTGGTAGCAACGCCATCGGCGCGAGCCGAGACCGAGCCACCGGAGGCCATCTTGATCATCGTGCCAGCCCCCTTACCCTTGGACTCGATACCGCCGCCGCGAGCATAGCCGAACGGCTTGTTCTTCATGCCATTGCGGCTGAGAGGACCACGACCGGGACCGCGCATACGGTTCTTGGCAGCGATATCCTCACGCATCTTCATCTCTTGGTCGCCGCCCGCTTTCTCGTTATGGTCGCCAGCAGTGAGTTTGTAGGGCTTCTTGACAGCGCCGCCATCGGCGTAGCAGCCAGCCATACCGCCCTTCTTATAGCCAGCCATGCCGCCCATGTTCATGCCCTTGGCTTCAGCCATTTCATGCTTGAGCATGCTCTTGGGAGCGCCTTTCTTCTTCATAAAGTTAATTTCTTTCTTCATCATTTTCTTGCTTTCCACAGCGCCTCCTTTGGCATATGCGCTTTCTCCACCCATTTGCTGCATCAACTGCTTCTGCTGCGCATCCTTAAGTGCGGCTGCGGCAACGATCTGGTTGTAGTCATCCATTGCCTGATTGCGTGGCGGAACCATAGGGGCACCACGCTGGTCGCTACCGCCATAAGTGCGGGAGCTACGGAATGACCCACTCTGTCCCGGAAAAGACTGCGTGGCAGCGTTAGGAGCAACCATAGCGCGAGGAGGAGTCATCGGCTGCTGTGGACGCGAAGCCATCAACGACCTTTCCTGCGCGACCAGTCGTTCGTGACGCTGTGCCGGAGTCTCATTCTCGTACGGGTCACGGCGCATACCAGCCAGCGGACCAGACGTGTAACGGGGAGCCGCAGGGCCAGCGGAGGGCTTGGGAGCCGCAGCGCGAGGTGCCGGAGCCGACGAACGAGGTGCAGCAGCCGGAGCAGAAGACTTAGGGGCTGGACCCTTGTCGGCTTTACCCGCCTTCCTAGCCTTTTCTTCTTCCGCTGTACGGGTGTGGTACATATTGCCACTGCCCGGAGGCCACTCAAACTGAGACTGCTTGTTAGCACGAGCAGCCTTGAAAGCCTCGCCACGAGTCTTCGGAGCAGCGGCTTCAGGGCTTGCGGCTGGCGTCTCAGGGTTACTCATGCTGAGCGCATCAGCCATCGACGTACCGAGCTTAGCCCGACCCGTCAACGGGTTCGTCTCTAGTTCAAAGTCGCCACCAGCCGCATACTTGCGGATCTTGGCATTCGGCATCTGCATCTTGCCACGACGAGTCTGCGGGTTAGCGATGCTGGCTTTCATACCGCCACCGCCAAACTTACGGCCTTTGTCGGCTTTCATGTAATCTTCTCCAACAGATTGGGGAACCCCGGTACGCTTGGCAAAACGGGGGTTTTTGGCTACAGCAGCCATAAAGTTGTGCTGCTTCTTACTTGTGCTGGGCATCGGACTTACCCTTACCAAGTAGTTTTTGAACGGTCTCGGACTCGTAGATACGAATTCCCGTCCACAGGATGGTAAACAGCGCGGCGACAGCGGGTAGCATGTTAATTATTGTTCCTACAGCCGTCACTACGGATATCCCATCCATAATGTGTTTCACGGTATCGCTCCAGTCGTGGTGTGACATATCAGCAGTTCCACGCCCGAAGGCTTTTGTTGATACGGCTGTTGGGGTCACTAGCAGTTTTCTTGCTAGTGAGCTTTTTCTTCATGCCCGTCATACGAGCGCAGAACGAGTCACGGCGGGGGCCACCCTCAGGCTGCGGAGCCTTGAGTCCCGGCTTACCGGGGTTGGCCTTATTGTAAGAGGCACGGCCTTTGGCGTTCAAGCCGCCAGCCTCGCTCTTGCCTTCCTTACGTGTCCAAGCAGGTGACTTAGCCATGAGGGTTCCTTAAACGTACGCATTACATTTGGCGTTTAGCCAAGCACTTGTGTTTGTAATTTCGGTTGGGGTAAGAATACCAGCACGGATAATAACCCCATACAAATAACCCGAAAACGGGTTAAGTCCAGCGGTTGTATTTTCAGCGCCAAGTACAAGAACTTGCGTTGTAATTGGGCTACCCGTACCACTAGTGCTAACCGCGCCAGTAGAAAACATATTAGCACCAGAGACGGTTGCATTGTTCTTGATAAATGACGGGCTTTGCCCAGTCACCGTGGTAAGTTTAGCGGCTTTATTTGCACCGCCGTTATTAATCACCGAACAAAAAACAAGCGTTTCATTAGAGTTAACAAGATTCATTCTGTAACCAGAAGTGCTAGTACCAAGATTTTGCTTTACTGCGGATTCGATGTCGTTATTAATACCTGTTACCGGACTTCTTATTACAAAAGTACCGTTGGTACTCGTAACCGTTTGCGAAGACGCGAGCATTGTTGACACAGCGCCAAAATTAACAATTTCATACGCACACAAAATAGTTACTGCGTTGTTACCCCAAGCAATAGCTGACGCGGTAACACCGTAGCCCGGCCCACTAGAGCCTTGAAATACTGTGGACGGTAGACCTTTTGCGCTGCTTGTAGTGGTGTATATAGCGTTTTGCCCACCAGAGGCAGCTATCCAATGGTTACCGTTACCAGAGCGGTCGTTTGCTCTTAAAACATTATTACCATCTACCGCAGGAATTGTGCCCGCAGTGTTTTGAAATAGGTACGCGGTGTCAGTGAAGTCATACCACACCCCCTGCTGACCCGCAGAAAATAAATCCGCAGGGGTAAACGGCGCTGCTGGAGCGCCCCCGGTAGTGAACCTCGGAAACCTAGTGCCGAACCCGAAAGTCACAGTGATTCCTTAGTAAATGGCTAGCAGGTTGGTATTAGGCGTTGCTACCGTAGTGCCAGTAGAAAAAACACGGATGACCTGAACAGGAATAACCTGACCAGCAGCCAAGCCAACAAAAGTTACCTCGTCACCCTGAGCGGTGCGGACTTTTACGCTACCCGCTGCGCCGACGTAAATCACAGCGGGGGTAGGCATGTTCACGGTATCACTGACCGTGATTGCCCTAGCCCCGCCGGGAAACATCGGGAAGGTCGGGCTATAGTTTGTATTCTTAGCCATGACCTTCTCCTATTACGGGCCAGTCGAAGCAGTCGGGTAGAACGTACCGTCAGCGTTACGAACAATGTAGCTGATTTCCAGTATGCCCGCGCCAGTGCCACCACTACCGTTGACCTGCGTGAACGTGACGAGTGCGTCAGTAGTGCCCACGTTGGCAACAAGCGCAGGGTTAGATCGGAAGA